GTCGTCCTTCTTTTTATGGTTATTAAAGAAATCAAGCCAAGAAGAATTAAGTGAATTCGTCGTGACCCATTCGCGGGCACGTTCGATGGCGGTGTTCTTTCGTTTGATGTATTGCTTTCTTCCTGGTCCGACGACATCTGGAATCTTGTACTTGGCATCAAAAACAATTGTGTCCAAACCACGCCCGCAGAAGAATCCATGTAGATAGTGTTCGATGGCCTTCATCTTCTTGTTTCGGTCTGGTTGTCTCTCGATCACGACGGTATTGGCATCCCTTAACCACTCTCTTCTATCTAAATGTTCTTTCAGAGCGGGTAACAAACCACCCTGCCTCTCCGAAGGAACACTTGCAACTTCCCACTCGATGATTCGCTTCGTGTCGGAATCAATAAAACACATGGCTAGATTCTTAATTCCCACATCTATGCTTATCAACATCTTATTAAAGAATAAGTGAATATTTTCTTTAATTAAATGGAATGATATGTTGTTGGTGGTGTTGCCATGGGATTGATTCACAGATCTTACACCTACCATACAAATACGATGCCAAGGTAGACCGCTTTTCTATGATGGGTCAGTTCTGTTCGTGGGAATGTATGAAAGCATGGAACATGGATAGTAAAAATATTCGCAGTGCTGAAATAAATCAATTCATTACACTTTACAAGAAACGTGTTATGGGTAAAATCACGTGTACTAAACCCGCACCTTCACGATACGTTTTGGATCTTTTTGGCGGAAATATGAGTATAAGCGAATTTAGAAATGGTGCAAAAAACGTTTGGATTCAACTACCTAACAGCAATTATTATCCTTTGATTATAAATAAATATAAAGAAATTACATCTAGTGAGAAAAGAAAAGAAATAATACCCATAACAGAAGAATCCAAACTAGATGATATAAATAATGCAGAATCAACTACAGATGATTTGAGATTAAAACGACCGATCCCTCTCAAGAAAGCAAAGAATAACTTGGAGACACTAATGGGATTAAAGAAGAGAACCAAAGAATAATAAATGTGGTATGAACCCGAGACAGAATATGATATCCGTTTAGTTAACATGGATCAATTAATGATGACGCCCGCTATATTAAGAGCAGTGAAAAGGGCGGGTGTCAGACTCAAGGAAAAGAATTTCGAGATGGATCCTTATCCGGCACCGACGCCACTAAAAGAAGACATAACCAAGTTGGATTTTTTCGAGGGAACGCCCGTAAAGGTCAAGGAGCATGGTGACTTTTATAGCATCATTGACGGGCGTCACCGGGTCGCGGCGATGCTCTGTAAAAAATTCAAGCAGATTTCAGTCGAAGTCGTTTCTGTTTAGTGATGAAAGCCTTCTCTTCCTTGGTGAGGCTCATATTTCTCATGGCAACCACCTGCTTGAACAGAGGGTTTCCACGGGGTTCGTCCCACGTGCCGCGCATTGCATAGTACTCGGCGGTCTCTGGTGACTTCCAGGCTGGTGTTCCATCCTTTAACGGAATGGCTTTGTGTGACGTGGTGTACCGGTAGCGCTTCCTCTCGGCGTACTCGGGATCCACCCTCGCCCACAGATCGTAGTCTCCGTAGCCTGCCTGTCCAAAGTAGATGGTTTGTCCCTTGGGTGACTTGACCATGAACTTCTTGACTGGATAGGAGCTTCGTTCGACCTTCACCATATATAATTTCCCAGGATAATAATAAGAATGAATCTTTACTTCATCGCATTTCTGATTGCTCTGGTGTTCATCATCAGTTACAAGCCTGGTTCCGGAACACTCCAGAAGTGGTTCGGGGTCAAGGAGGGGATGCACCACGAAATGATGGAGGTGCCCGATGTCATGGCACCTACTTACAAGGTCACCAGTCGCGACGAGATTAACGCGCGAGAATTGAATAATATTTTTGGTATTCAAAGGTAAATGCTTAACTCATTCGTGAACAAGGAGATGATCTTGATGGCGCTCGTGACTTTTCTTATCATCGCTACTGCATATCTTTATATGGAAACCCGATGGCTTAAAACATCTCTTTATGCCCTTGAGGGTAGTATGAAGGTTATTCCAGAAATACCCGACGAGACTAATAAAGAAGAGGAGATAAAAGAAGTAAATGGATCAGCAGACGCATAAGGCGATAACTGTCCTAGTTGCGCTTTGTGAAGAAGAAGAAAAACGATATTTGACTGTGTGTGACAAGAGGTGGGACGATTGGACATTTGTGACTGGAGGATGTAGGAAAAGAGAAATAGGTTGGCCGATACGTACAGCCTTGAGAGAACTCGAGGAAGAAAGTCGTGGCATAATCGCCATTTCAGAAGGGTTTTACAGATATTTTTATTTTGAAGATGCTGAAAATCCTGGCATCATATATCATGTCTTTGTGATTGAAACCTATATCCCCAGGGAAACACAACTCAATATGGTGGAGCGATTTATTCGAGAGAAGGAAATTACAGAAGAACGCAAGAGAAATCGCCAGTCCATCAGAAGAACCTATGACGAGAACAAGTACATGTCATTTGACACCATGAAAGAGTTTCAATCTAAAGCCAAGTGGTCACTCATTGAAAATCAAGTTTTGGCCAACGACGACTTTCATCGCGCGCTGAATCCCTCGTTTCCAAAAATCCCTTTTAATATAAGGAGAAACAGATGCGAAAGTCAAAACAGGAACGTATCACCGAATTGAGGAATCTATTGGATCTTGATCCCGAGGATATCGAGTCCGAGGAAGCCAGGCGAATCCAGGATCTCACCGAAGAAGAAGTTGTAGGCGAGATCTATCTTCTTAAAAAATATGGACCCAAAAAGGAGAAAGACGAAATGACAGTATACTGTAATATGATGTAGGCTTAAAAACAAAAAAACATAGTAATCCAGAAGACTTCCATGAGTTTCAAAGACGAATGCGAGCGACTTGGATGGTGGTTCCGAACTAAACCGGACGGAACCATGATTACTCACACACTGATGAATGGATCTGGCGTACTTATCGTCCCCCTTCAACAGCGCGAGAGATTTTACGAAATATGTATGAAGTCTCTATCAAATCATGAAAAATTATTCATGGTTGAGCAGACCAAAAGTTCAGACAGATTCAGAATGTTTTTGGACATCGATTATGTGACGAACGAAGACCAGGGTGCAGTCACCGATGAAACGATAAAACGGTGGGCTATTCATCTTTATACGGCCTTTCCGTCACTTGGTCCAGTGTTGGTTTCCACTTGTACCAGGAGTCAGGGAGATGATTTCAAAAATGGTATTCACATGTCGTGGCCTCAGGTGACCGTTACGACATCTTCTGCACTGAATATTCTGAGACGAATAACCACCACCCTTATCGACTACGACGCCGACGTTCCATGGAGCACAGTACTGGACAAATCCGTTTTCAAGACCGGGCTAAGAACAATCTGGTCGTACAAGATGAAACGAGAGACCAAGGAACTTGTGATTCCTTATGTCCCAAGGTTTGAGGTGACCAAAGATGGCGTAAATGAAATTCCACAGAAAAATCCATCGGCATCGTTATTCGAACGTTTCTCCATTCTCCCTCATGGGAAAGAACTCGATCACTTTGGTGGCAGTGAGACTATCATTTCGGGGGCAAGTACAGATGACGAACTTCTCAAGTGGATTCAGGGTATGTACCCAATCCACGACGTGAAGCGCATAGACAAGGTCATTCCAAAGAAGACTCACTGGGTCATTGCGACTCAGAGCAAATACTGTGAATTCATCGAGCGAGAACACAAGGGGAATCATGGTTGGTTTCTAGTCGACAAGGAATCCAAGACCGTACTCTTCAAGTGTCACGACGAAGATCATAAAAATCGCAGCGGTCACAAGTACATGGTTCACCCCAGAATAATAAAATATCTGCAAGGATTAAACAAGGTATGATTACTATTCTTCTCATCATAGGATTTTCTATTTTATTCATTTTAGGGCGGCGATCTGCATATACTAAACCGGCAAGTTCGGACTTGTGGAAGCCGATAGAGGATTTGCTTCCGAACCTTTCCAGGTTTCGGAATTTAGATTCGGTTACATATGAAAAGTTTATGGAAAATCTCAACTTGTCCAAAAAGGAAATGATAAACCCAGACATAACGATTATCAGGGGGTCCAATTTGGAGAGAAGTGGTATGTATCTCAGACGCGCGGTTGATGATTTTTCGTCTCTGTCTATTTCCTTGCCATCAGGGGATTCTGTTTATCACGATGAAATCGCCGAACTGGCGGCAAATCTCGCTATTACAGGAGAAAAAGTCTTAATGGAGGCTGCTACGGAAACTAAGAAAACTTTCACTCCGCGTCTGTTAAATGCGCTTATTGATTGAAAAAACAATCCTGTTCGTTTAATAATGGAAACAAGAACTCGTTCCGGACGTATCGTCAAGAAACCAGAGATCTATACACCCGATGAAGTTGTCGAAGACGATTTCGACGAATCGGAATATGATTCAGACAACGATGGATCAGATATTGAATCTATTTGTACGGACGAAAGTGATAAAGAATATGATGATGATCTTGATGATTTCATTGTTCCCGATGAAGAGACTGAATCAGAAGATGAAGAGGATGACTAGAGTGCGTTCAGTCAAACTATTAAAAACATACATTCATATTAAATCCTTCCCAATGGAAGTAGCGGTCGAAAGTAATATACCACAGGGATTTAATATGGACGAGGGGGGTGCGGCTCCCATCTATAGACCCAATGATATTCCTATTCAACGAGAAAATCATGACGAACAAGAGGAGGAACAAGTTCAGCCCATTTATTATGAAGTTCCAATGCCTAAACAACAGGAACATCACCAGCCGGAGATCATTTATCAACCGGCTCCGCCCAAGTCTGATACCGTGTTCTCTGGAATAAGTCCTCTCGTGTGGATGGTCATCATCTTTGTTGCTTTCATTCTTGGTTTTTTCATGGGGATGGGGGCGGGTGGGAGGAATAATGGCGGAGGACAAGCAGCACCAATTATTTTAACTTCAGGAAGGGGCGTCTAAAAATCTAAGTAAATAGTAGAAGATGGACAGTTTTAATACCATTGCATCAATTGCATTTGGAATGATCGCCGCATGGGTCGTTTTTGAAAAGAGTGAAACTTACATTCCTCTTCAGACCGATACGGGTGATGATCCTTCCAAATACTATGCATCGCCCATGGAAGTGATGGACGAAACGCTGTATGTAACGAATCCAGAGTCGCTATATGCAGGGTTTAGTTTGGAGCCAGGAAAGCAGGTTCAGAAAATCCCGATTGGTCCTGTCGTTGACAGACTTGGAAATGTCCAGGAGATTCCAGGTCTTCCGGACAGGGACATCTTGTATCCCATCAAGGAAGATGTAAACCTGGTGATTGAAAAGATTCCAGTTCCAGGATCTGGATCTGGTGACATTGAGGTATTCCCTCAGTTTTAGACGACTTTCTCCTTTCCCTTAGAACTTGAACCAGAACCAGAATCCTCTTCGGTGACCTCCTCGACCGTCTCGAGGTTATTCTTGCGCTCCTCTTCACGTTCCTTGATTAGGCGAGCAACCTCGTTGTCTGCCATCTTGACAAGTTCCTCCATGCTCTTGTCAGGGTACTCCTCCTTGTACTTTTCAACCAGTTCGGCTGGGTGAGGGATGGGAGCCTCGTCGGGCTTGCTGTAGAACCTCGAGTTCTCGTCCCCAGCCTCCAAGAAAGGCATATTTGAACCTGAAGGCTTGGTAGTCATGTCCTCCTTGCGCTTTTCGAACATCTGCGCAGCATGCTTCTGATTCTCTTTGTAACCATCCATGATTGACTGAAGACGGTCGTCTGTATACTTGACGTTGACCATCTCAGATACTGGAGGAGGGGGGAGAAGAAGCCACTCGTACATGTTCACCACATAGATGTCCACTGAAGAATCCAGACCCTGGAGTTCCTTGGCATGCTCCTCGGCCTCACTCTTGGTTCCAAAAGCTCCGCGAATCTTAATCATAAACTCGGTGTGCTTGGCACCCTCGGCAGGACGAACCCAGCCACCATCAAGGTTACCGACAAATGAAAGGCATGCCCACGACACACCGGGAACGACGAGTTTATCTTTCACAAGACGAGACATTGTACTATACTATATAATTTCTTCTTTAATTGTAAGATGTCACAGAAGATACTCATTTATGTGACCATATGGCTTCTCCTCTTGTCATTTTTGAAGTTGATCAAAGAACCCAAGAGTTTGGTGACCTTGCGTGAAAGGTATACTAAGCTGCGCGAGGAGTTCGCCAAGCTGCCGAAGGAGCACAAGTTTCACAAGTTGGAAGAACCCATCCTGTTGGTAGGATATCACGGAATGCAGGGGGGTCTCTTGGGGTTCAACACGAATAAGGGGTCGGAGATTGGTCTGTGTGTAGACGGTTGTCCCAATGAACTCATGCACGTACTTCTCCACGAACTTGCTCACGCTACAGTAAAGGAGTACGATCACAGTCCGGCATTCTGGACGAACCTGGACGAACTCAAGAAATTTGCAGAGGAGAGGAAACTTTACGAGACCATCGAGGATCCCAAGGGATTTTGTGGAGCCCGTATCCATGATTAATTTTGTGTCTCAATAGTAATATGGCTGCCCCTACAGGTGTAGTGCCCGCGCTTAATCCCGCTGAGGTTGTGTATTTTATCAGTCTTTACTTTTTCAACTATTTTGTCCTCCAGTTGATGTGCAAACTAATGATACTGATGAACCAAACCCAAGATGCCGCTGATAACGAGGAAGATAGGACAGCGACGTTCCAGGAATTCTTCACGGTCATGTTTTATATTCTATCTGTCATATCCTTAATGTTTATAACCCTTCAGGCGAAGGGGTCCAGTCGGTCGGCGACCTTCTCTGGGCTAATTGTTGTGTTGATTGCCATCCCAAGCTCTCTTGGGAGTTACGATCTCTTTGATGACCCTTATGCCAAGTATTTGGTGCCACTGGGTGTCAGTGCTTTAACTAATTATTATATCGGTTAATAATAGAATGGCGGAACCCTATATTCCCGCGATAAAGGATTTCGACTTTTTGTTCAAGTTTCTATTCGCATACTTTTTCATCCAGGTCTGGGGTATCCTAACTGGACAGGGTAGGACGTTTGAAAAAGTACCAGAGATTAATAGAAAACAGATCAAAGATATTGAGAAAAAAATAAAAAAGGTTAGCGAGACTATCAGAAACAAAAGACAAAAATTACAAAAATTACAAAATACCAAAAACGACGATGACGTGGACGAGACCGAGGAGGGAGGACAGGTGCAGGCGCCTTGGAAGCAGGGCGGCGCGGGCGTGGCGGAAGGATGGGGCTACGGTTTGGCAGGGGGGGGCGGCGGGGGCGACTCAGAGTGCGATCCTCCCTGCTCAACAGGCGACGCTTCGCTCTGCTGCCAAATTGAAAATTTGGTAAATAAAAGAAATAACTTAATCAATCAAAAACACGAACTTGGTAAGTCAAAAAGAGCAAAACTCGTCGTGGACCGCAAAGTCACCGAAGAAGAAAACCTTTCGACTCAACGCAAGTATCTGTTTCAATTCGTATTCCTGACCGTTTCTATGTTCATTTTCGCATTTGCGTTGATCGGGTTCCTGGAGGTTCCAGGTCGTGATGTTGCGAACATTGCAATATTCATATTCATAACGGCTTCACTTTTGAAATATCTTTTTGATTTTTCTATTTTAGAAAATGGTCAATCATACATGATAATTCTTGCGGCTCTTTCACTTTATGTGGATTCATTCCGCGAAACAGCCGAACGTATTGCCTCTCAATTTTAAAATCCAGAATAATAGTAATAATGGATGTATCAAGTCCAGGGTACATGTTTGGTTCTTGGGTCCTATGGTCGGCCCTGATCCTACCTACCATGTATCTTAATGTCAACACCGACCCGAATGAAGCCAAGGTTAAAATGTGGAAACGCACCGCATTAGTGTTCGGTCAGGTGTTGCTCACAGGAGGCGCATTTGCAGCGGCACCAGCAGCAAGGGCTTTGTTGATGAATCCAATTCCGCCGATGGTCATGGGAACCATGTTGTATGTTCTCAAGTATACCAAAAAGTCAAAACCTTTTGACAATAAAAAACTAGTCAAGTGGGTTGCCGTAACGTCCCTGATCGCAACGATTGGAATCCCACAATTGATCGCAGGCGTAAAGCGGGGTAACTTCACGGGCGGCGAATACTCCGGTCTCAAACCTGGAACCATGGGCTACACGGTTGCGTCATTCTTCGTTTGGGCGATTATTATTTTACCAATGATCAAGTCGCGTTTTGAGCCGGATACGGAGACGAGTACGACGGGGGAGGATACGGCGTCGGATGGATTGATTAATATTGACCTTGAAGAAGAGGTTAGTGATCTTCAGGGTACACTTACCCAAACATTTGGAGAAGATGATACGGGTTTTATTAGCTTTCTGCCCATCATCGTGAAATTGTTGGTGCTGGTGGCGGTTGCTTCCATCCCGATGGTTCAATCCTACATCAGTGACCCTCTTTCGCCCGTAATCGCTATTGTTGTCTACGTCGTGCTCCGCACGTCTGGTCTTGTCACTGACGTGGAAGCCGCAGTTCTCGCCGCGGTGGCACTGATTCCACATCTCCAGACACTTGTTCGCAACCCAATTCCGCCCGTGATAATGATCGGCATGTACTTGCTCATGAAGAATCTTGAAGTTGACAAAGACAATATCGTTGGTAACACCGGAACCGTTTCTCTGGCTCTCACGGTGATATTCCAGATGATCCAAGAAAGTCTGCCGGCTATCTTGGGTGTCAAGGGTGTCACGTTGACCACTGGAACGTCATTTTACAATAACATCAGCTTGCTCGCGTGGCTCGCCATCTCCCTGCCGAGCATCTACTTTTTCCTCCGCGGTCGCAATGAAGTAAATGGCGACAACATCACCCAACTCCCCTATAACAAACCCAGGGAAGGATTTGAAAATATCAAGGAATGGCAGAAAGATACAATTTCATTGATACAGTTGATCGTACTGTATCTTCTGGCAACTGGCATCCAGTCCTTCAGGGGTCTGTTCATGAACCCCGTACCTCCAGTGGCAATGCTCGGTCTTCTCGCGTTCACTATGTGGGTTCAGAATGAAAACGAAAATGCGGACTACCCCGACAACGAAGGTCTCATCGCCATCATAACCTTTTTCGGTTTCGGTGCCAACTTCACCTTGGCTGACCCAGTTCTCAAAATGATCTTCAAGAACAGCGGCGGTGCCCCTCTCATGGAGCCAGGACCCGTCATGTTTCCTTCCGAACCTGTGATGTCCCCCATTGCAGAGCCCGTGGAGCAACCAGAAGTCCAACGTCAACAGGAATAAAATCCTTCACAAATAGTAGATATGGCTGGAGAGGCTGAGGCGAAGGACGGGGGCGCCGTAGAGGATGGATGGGATGCCGTGGGTAAGTTGCTCGATCATCTCGATCGAGCTCTTGCGGTGCGCGGACGCATGAAGGCGATTCTTACAAAAGAAAGCAGTCCAAGTCAGGATATGGCAAATGAGAAAAACGGTGATGGTCTCGTGACAGCGTTCACACTTCTGTTTGCATTTGCAGTGGTTCTCGCTGCCTACCTCTCAGGTCCCGAGAATAACTTCTGGATGGCTCCAGGTGCCATCATGTACATGGTACTTCTGCTGGCGATTGC